ACAGTAGGTAAAGATTTGTATCCATATCCTTTATTATATAAAAATATATCAGTTACATCTCTATTACCTGTTCCCGATTCTTGTATTAATTTATTTCCTGTATAAGTGTCCGTTTGTGTTGTTGCATCTTCCAATATAATATGATCTTCTGTTGCACTTGTGCTATCTTCAGGAGTAAATGCTCCGTTAACAATAGAAATAAATCCTGCAGCACCTGAACCACTTGTGTTTGTGTTTGCAAAAACTAAATCGTCACCAATATCGTAACCTGAACCGGCAGTATCAATAAGTATTTCTGTAACGCCACCTGTTGAAATAGTTTTCGTTTGAATAATTGCACCTGAGCCTCCTCCAATAATAGATACTGGTTCTATTTCAGAATATAAAGAACCTGCATTTGTTATTATTTTTGTTACGGGAATACCTGTAACTGTGGCCTTAATTAAAATATCATCTGTGTCACTGGCAGTTCCTCTAATTTCCTCACCAACAATAAAAGAACCAAATACACTATCTGCATTTAAAATAAATTCAGATACTTGATTTACACCAATTAAAAAATCTGTAACGTTTTCAACAATAGCTGTTGCACCTGATGTTTGACCTGTTATTGTTCTACCAACTAAATTTGAAGAATTTCCTGTTATATTAAAAGATCTTAAAACTTTATTAGATGTAAATTTACCATCAGATACTCTTAACATTTGTTGACGAGGATAAAAAGTTTCTGAAGTTTCGTTAAATAATAATCTAAAAAATACTTCGTGTCCTATTTGTGTACCTTTTTTTTGGTATATAGATTTTATATTTTTAATTAAATTTCTTTTATTTACATTAGCATTTAAATTTTCTGGTAGTGTAACCAAAAATTCATTTCTAAATTGAGTTAAAAAATTTGAAATAACTTTATCAGGATCTCTAAAATTTAATAATTCTTGTATACTGTTTACAGGATTTGGTTTATAATTATTAATTACAGCACTTGCATTTGAAGTTAATCCTATGATTGTTTCACCTTTAATAAATTTATTTTGTGATACAATAATTAATCTACTATTATTCAAATCTTCTGTTAATACTGTAGAGGTAGCTTTTGAAATTTCACCTTTTATAGTTTCACCTCTTGTAAATTTACCAAAAGTAGAACTTTCTAAAATTATTTTATCTCCTTCATCTAAAGGTGTTCTATCTGAATCTATACGTGAACCGTCTAATATTAATTGATTCTGTTGATTAGTTTCGGTTTCTAATTGAATACCATCTGTAGTTTCAACGGAAGTAACTGATAGCTCAGCAGCCTCCATAAATGTATAATATGTTTCTAAAAATTTTAAAAATTTAGGATGGTCGTCAATTACAAAATCTGGTACTTGTGAACCAATTAAGTTTGAGAGTTTATCTTTAAATATAGCCATAAAAACTAATAGCTAGTTGTTGTTGTGTAACCTATACCAGCATCTGCTGAACCACCTATAAAAGTATCTGGTTCAACTGTAATAGAAGAATTAGCCACATCAACTTCTACAATTTGATCTCTAACAGGAATTATATCATTTGAATTTGGTTTAACAGTTAATTCTATAACCGTTGAAGTTGCGCCTCTTATATTTTCTATTGTTGTTATATTTAATGAATTTAAAGTAATTTGTCCTGTTGAATAATTAATAGTACCTTGCGTGTTATTAATATATGATCTTGTTCCTCCTAAAAATCTATATCTTCTTACATTTCCTGCACCATCATCATCTAAAAAATAAGTGTTAGTTGTGTCGCCACTTACTTTAAATCCTGACGACTCTAAAATACCACCTTGTGAAGCATTATAACCTGATACAGGATTATATAATGAGTTTCTAAAATAGATGTCATATTTTGTTGAAGAATTTAATGTAGGTGAAAATTGTTTTCTAATTTTTATAGTTGTAATATTTGATACTATACTAGTGTCTGTATTATCAATCAAACCTAAAATTTTTGAATATCTGAATATACTATCAAATTTTTGTAAAGTATTTGTGTTGTAATCGGTAATAGTATTTAAAACATCCGATTTTAAAGTTGTGGCTGATTTTGTAGTTAATCTTGAATCATATTTTACTGTACTTGTAATTAATATAGAAGTTGTTTCAGGATCTACAATAACTGGCCTTACTGAAGCAACATTGAAAGCTTTTAATGATGTTATTATATTTTGTTTAGTAGAAGTTGTTAACGTAGAACCACTGGCCGCTTTGATTGCAATTTTAACTGTACCATAAACAGGAGTTTCATCATCTTCTCCGCCCCAAGCACTCACTGATAGAGCATTAGGATAAATTGATTTTACAATTGTTTCATAATCTGAAGTTGTAACAGCACGATTTTGCGTGGCATAACCTAATGGTGCATTGAAACGAATGGACTCTTTAGATTCAGCAGCGTTACCACCTTGTGATACAGAATTAGTTGTAATTGTAATATCAGAAAATCCACCGATAGTTGTTGCTAAAGTAAATGTAGAAGCTCCATTTGATTCATCTCTATTTGTAACAATGTATTCTAAAATTACTATATTGCCTGTTGAAACGGCCGCACCTAAAACACCATCACCAAAATAAACTTCAAATTTACCATCATCTACTTCTTGTAAAAAATAAACTTTAGATGTATCTGTAACATTATTAAAACCGCCTGCTAAAGAATAAATGTTTGTAGTTGTATTTGTAGAACTTTCTTGTACTGATACTTTGAGTGTTGTTGTATCAGCATTTGCATTTTGAATTATAAATTTTTGGTCTGGATCTTCTTTGTCAACTGTATATCTAAATGTAACTAAAGTACCTTCGTAAATATCTACATCTGAAAAATTAAATATACCATTTGTAGGAGTAATTGTATAATCTTCGTTTGTTAAATATTGATAACCTACTCCTGAAACTGTAGTTGTAAATATTGTGCCTTTTGGCATTGTTAAAGTTGAGCCTGTAGCATCATTTACTTCAATATCTATACTTGCTTCAGGTGATCTTACTGATGATGGTGTGTAGTTTAACATTTTAGCTAACGATACAATATTTTTTCGTATGTCAGCACTGTCTAAGTACATTTCGTTTGCTAACATATTAGCATTGAAGCCTAGATAGTGTGTGTTGTATGCTAGTACATCTAAAAGTATAGAAAAGCCTGAACCTTCAAAATTATAATCCGAAAATTCTGTTTGACTTTGTAAAAATGTTTTTAAATTTGCTTTTATACTATCAAAATCAAAATCTGATACTTCTAATTTGTTACTTGCCATCTTATCTTAGTCTTTCTAAAAATGATTGTACTTCTATTAATTCATCCGAACCTACAACATAAAAATAAATTCTTAAATCATAAGCATTACTATCAATATTTGGATTAGCTGTTATTTGCACCAATCTAATACGAGGTTCAAAATTTACCAAAACTTCCTGCACACGTCTTTGTAACATTAATGCAGTCATTGGTGTAATAGGTTCAAATAACATTGACCTAATACTCGAACCCAATTCAGGATGAAAAGGCCTTTCAAAGTGTGATGTATTAATTAAATTTCTTACACTTCTCTTAACAGCTTCTACATCTGTTAACTTATTTACATCATTAGTAACCGCATTACGACCAAAATCTAAGTCTAAATCTTTATATCTAACTGTGGCTCTTTTACTTTTGTTTAAAGAACCAGCATCGTAGTTTGGCATATACTATATTTATATTGATTTTTGTTAACCTGCAAAAACATTTGGCGAACCTTGTGCAACTGACGTGCAACCTGCTATAGCATCACCAATTCTTCCACAACCCTTGCCATTAATAAAAACTGTAGTAGAACCAACTTCAATAGGTGCTGAATGTGAAGGACAAGGAACTCCTGGCAATAAATGTGAAGTATTATTGTCACCTTGACGTGACACCGCTATACCATTTACAAATACATTATCTGAACCAACAGCTCTTTGAGGTGTGGAACAATGTGATACATCATTATCACCTATTCTTGTTACTGCTGGCATTATTTTTCCTATTTCCGTTTGTTTCTCTAGTCATTAGTTGTTTTAATTTATCATTCCAACTATCTATTTCTATATGTTGTTCTTCTGTATGTGGTTCACTAGGTATTTCAGGTAAAAATTTTATAACATTATCAAAAGTTTGTGGTATGTTATTGTAATTATCATATTTTTCTAATTTACCTTTATTTAATATGATAAATTCGTGTGCCACTATCTTCCTTGGCCTCTATACTTCTTATAACTTCGTCTTTTATGTTTATTCATCATAGAAGAACTTGTATAACCTCTACCGATACTTGTATATTTCGGTTTTCTATTTGATTTTTTTGTATTTGTGTTGCCTACAGTTTTTTTTGCCATATTTTTTACGTTTTTTTACAATTTTCCTTTCATTATCTGAAATCATCCAAGTTAAATCTTCTACTCTCTCAAAATCATTCATATATTTACTATTTAGTGTGATTCTTTATCAAAAATATTGATTTTTTTTGAAAAAAACACAAGAACAAACGTAGTCCGGCAAAAAATAGTTGTTAAGTTAT